CGATTTTACTACGGCCCGGACCACGGCCTGCGCCGTAGTGGCGTCGAATCGTTACTTTCTGGCCGTTAGTAGCTCTCCTTCGGGCAACGACAAAATACTGATATACAATATCGTGCTCAATAGCTGGGAGAGCGTCGATACGCTTCCGAGCGGCGTCTACGTCGACAATTTAATCCGGATCATTTATAACAACCAGCTCCGAGTCGCGGCAATCTGCTCGTCGGGGAAAATCCTTCTGCTGGAGGAAGAGGCAGACGGGAATGATCAGTACGGAAACGGGACTGAGCCGTCAGAAGTTGCGGTGGACGCAAAAGCCGTTACGAGGCTTTACCGGGGAGGGGACGTATCGAGCGTCAAGCGATGGAAAATCGCCACTATCGGGAGTACGACCAAGACGGCCAGCAGTACGAAATTTCGAGTGCTGGCAGACACACGCGAGCCGGACTCGGCTTCGACCGAGCTGGGGGAGTTTACGACTACGGCCATCGAAGAGGACTTTCGCCGACTGGGCATCCGCCAACGGGGCAATGGCATTCAGCTAACTATCGATAACGGGGCAAGTGCCGCCGGTCGATGGGAACTTAGGGACATTTCAATAGAGGGCCACACAGGCTCCAGACAAAGAAGGAGCTACGCATAACATGGCAGTTTTATTAAAAGGCACAACTTTTTCAAGCGGGCAGTCGGTCGACCATACTGATATGAATAATATCATCGACACGGCGACTTTGAATCCCGACGAGTCCAGCGGATTTATTGGCAGCCAAACCGCTGAAACTTCGATAGCTTCGGACGACTTAGTCCTTATCCAAGATGTTTCCGGAACTAATTTACTTCGGAAAGCCACGATAGCGAACATAATCGGCGGCTCTGGGATCACTCAAACCTCCGCCGCAACGGGCGTAGGCCAATCAGCCTTAGCCGCCCTCACCTCCGGAACGGACAACGTTGCGGTCGGATATTCGGCTCTTTATACCTTGGCCACAGGCGACGACAACACGGCAGTCGGGTCGAATGCCCTGAAACTGGCGACTGGCGACGACAACACGGCGGTCGGCTCCGATTCTTTAACGGCCAATTCCTCCGGCGACTCGAACGTGGCGGTCGGCAGTAAAAGCTTGGCCGCGAACACTACTGCCAATCAAAACACGGCGGTCGGCCACGAAGCCCTTACAACCAATGAGACGGGGGCCGCAAGCACTGCCGTGGGCTATCGCAGCCTCAAAGTCAACACTGCGGGCGCAAACACGGCGGTCGGCAATCAAAGTTTAGTCGGAAATACTACCGGCACTCGCAACGTTGCAGTCGGGGCTTCCGCTTCTGCGGTAATAGCTACGAAAAGCGACTGCACTGCGGTGGGCTACACCGCCGGGGCTGCGGCGACAGGCGAAGAGACGACCTACGTCGGATCGAAGGCGGGGGCGCAAGACACGGCCAACACTTCCACGGCCATAGGATATGCAGCCCTGAACGCCGTGAACACCGGGGCCGGCAATACGGCCTGCGGCCACGGGGCGCTTAACGTCAACACTTCGGGGGCATTCGGAACGGCCATTGGCTCGGCGGCGTTGACGGCAAATACTTCCGGAACGAGCAACACGGCGGTCGGATATATGGCTCTCGACACAAACGACGATGGCAATTCAAACACGGCGGTCGGAGTCACTGCTCTGGCGGCAAATACCAGCGGGACTTCGTCCACGGCGGTCGGAGCCTTAGCCCTCTTGACCCAAACTACTCCCGGCGTCAACACCGGGATCGGATACGCCGCTGGAAAATATACTTCTACTTCCACCGACAACACTTACGTCGGATATCAGGCGGGACTGACGAACGCCACGGGCGACGACAATACTTTCGTCGGCGACAACGCCGGCTATTACGTGACTGCCGCACAAAACACGGCATTAGGTTCGGGAGCCAATACGGCAAGCGGAGCACCTGCGGCATATACGAATACGACTTGCCTCGGCTATGCAGTCAATCCAACCGCCGCAAATCAAGTTCGACTCGGGAATGCGTCCGTTTCGAGTTTACATTGCCAAGTCGCTTTGACCGTCGATTCGGACGAACGAGTCAAAAAGAACGTCAAATCAAGCAGCCTCGGCCTTTCCTTTTTAAATGCTCTGCGGGCCGTTAGCTTCAAAAAGCTCAATCCTTACCAGTGGCCGGAAAAGTTAAAGGAAGCTCGTTTTCTTCGGGATGGCTCGGACAAACCGTCCGACTCGAAGCCCAAGGACGATCCGAACGTTTACACGGGCTTCATCGCTCAAGAGGTAAAAAAAGTTTTGGATGATCAAGGCATAACCGAATGGGATGGCTGGAGCGAAGGAGAAAACGGGATGCAAAGCCTAACGATGACGGCTTTTGTGCCGGCTCTAATAAAAGCAGTCCAAGAACTCTCGGCCAAAGTCGAAAAGCTAGAAGCCAAGTAAATGTCAACCGCTCAAGATCATAGCCGAATCGCAGCCGAGCTGACCGACGTATTCGGTCCGGGTGCAGGAGAAAGCGGCACTCTAGGCAATCGGGGCAGCTCGGGGGAGACTGGCAGTGCCGGCTCGCCGGGCTTGCAAGCCGTAAACGTGCTAGGGCAGACATATAAAGCGTTAAAAGAAAAAGAAGTTTTGAAAGGGATAAACAAAGTTTTATCCAACCCGAATGCCAAACGGGCGGATTTGCAGGGCGTTTTGGATGAAGGGAACAGTTTTAAAAGCAGCACGGCCAAGTCGATGGCTAAACTCGGCGACATAGCCACGGGAGTCGGATACGCCGGCACGGCTGGAGAAGTTTTAGGAGGAAGATTGGGAACTGGCGGAAGCGCCGCAGTTACCGCCCTAAAGACAAATCCATACGTAAGCATGGCTTCCGGATTAGGAAGTTTATTTAGGAAGTACGACCCGATAAACCCAGCTTTAAACAAAGGGGCGGAACTAGTGAACAAAGTCCCCGGCATGGAATACGTTAATCAAGGCTTGGAAAGTCTCGGGGCGGGCATCCGCAAAATTCCCGGAACGGGGACGGCCAGCCTTATTGCCGGAGGGCTTTCGGAGTTTCCGGATGAGATTTTAAGCGTTCCCGCTAAAATTTGGAGAAGCTTCGGCGACAAGGCGAAAGCCGCCGCCAAGTCCTCCCGCGAGTTTGCCTTGAACGACATGTTCGAGGAGTACGCCAAAAACGACCCGTACTCGACGCCTCCCGGCGGATGGGTAGGGACGAGAACAGTACCCGGCGGATACGGCGAGCGACAATATAACGAGGAAATCCCTTTCCAAGCTGAAACGAAAGACCTTTGGGAGGAGTATAAAAACACCGATAGCTACAAGACCGTCTTGACCGCCCAGCAGGGTATTCGCGATCTCCAAGAAATTCGAGGGCAGGAAGCTTTGAAAAAGCTTCAAAATGATCAAGCAATCCGCGAGCTAACCGACCCGGTTCAAAACATAGTACCAGTGTCTGCTCACGCCGAGTGGGGTACGGGAACGCACTACGCAGATGAGTATGGGACTTGGGACGTGGATACAGGCGAAAAGCTAAACGTCCCCGATTTTTACGAGCCTGCCGCGCCGATCTTAGCCCCAATGCAATTCGAGGCTCCCACCGCGCCGGAGGTCGAATATCAAGCCCCGAAAGCCGCTACGCCGGTCGAAACGGCTCCGACCGTAAGGTCCGACGTCTTAAACCCGCTCAAGCGAGTCAGGCCCGAAGACTTTATCGGCCCAAAAATAGAAACGAAATACGAGCCTTTCTCCAGCCCGGCATGGCAAGCCCTCGACGGGACTGCCCCAAGGCCCGGCTATTCCAAAGCCCAAGCTGCCGACCTGCTAGGCTTCAACGCCCCGCTCCGAACGGCTTCGCAGTACATGGACCTAGACGCTCGGACGAAGCCGAAACACAATTTACGAGAACTTACCACAGGCAGAAATGCCTCCAGCTACAGAGGATAAAATTATGGCAGATTACGGCGAAAATTTATCGGGTTTTGATCTAGGGGATAAGGGCGGATCGTCCGCCTCGACTGGCAATCTTGACGCAGGCTTGTCGGAAATTGAGAAAAGATTGGCCGCGATGGATGCGAAGGAGGCGGAAGACGCCGCCGCCGCATCCGCCAAGGAGGAGGAAGAGGCCGTGGCTTCGTTTACGGCTGCAAACCAAAGTATAGATGATAAACGCGCCCAAATTATAGCGAATAAAGCCGAGATAACTGTCCAAGAGGATATATCGACGGCAGACGAGTCTACTCCCGAGCAAATTGTAAAAGCGGAAAAAAAAGTAAAGATTCTGGAAAAAAGAAATGTTGCTCTGGAAGATGAGATAACAGGGGACGAGGAAAAGACGAAGGTTGACTGGGGCAAGCTAGGGGACGCCACTCAAACCGCCGTTGGAGTAGCCTTACTAGGAACTACGGTAGGAAGCCTCCTAAAAGGCCAGCCGGACGTTCCAACCCCGCCATCCGCCGGCGATACGGCCCGAGAGCTTTCCAGCGTTACCGCCGACCGAGAGTTCGGCATAAACCAGCAGCTCGCTAATTACGGCCCCGGATTCGGTACGGACGCTCTACAGGACGCCGATTTAGCCGCCGAATGGGATGCCGCAGGCCGCCCGGATTTCAACACATGGGTACAGTCCGTAATGGCGGACCCTACCAGCTCGACCGCTCGAAAGCTCGCCGACATGCTCGACCCTCTGAACGTGGAGGCAAAGGAGCGAGGCAGGCGAATCGACGAGGCGGCAAATTTTTACAACGAGTACGATGCATCGCAGTTCCAGTCGCCCGAGATGCAGGCCGCCCAGAGCTATGCCTCGGGCCTTACCTCCGATCCGCTTTCCATGCAGAATCGGCAGTATATGGAGCAGGAGCTGGCTGGAGATTACTCGCAGGGATGGTACGACGATTTGCGAGCCGACCTGTTCTCGAGTATGCATCCGGGGGCAGTAGGCAACTCTATAGACATGGCCCAAGCTGCCCTCGGGGCGGAATCTGCCATTCGAGGCCGGCGGGACGCAGCCTCCGAACGCATCGCCCGAGACGATGCCCTTCGTATGTCCTACGCTCCCAGCTACGCCAGCATAGCGGCATCTGGGAGCGCCGACCCTCTCAGCCTATCGAACGTCGGCAAAATGGGCATAGGCAACATCGAGCCAATGGACCCGACCGGAGCATTCTTCGGCAGTTTCCCGGCAATGGAGTACGATACTAATCTGGCGGCCTACCAAAAACAACCGACGACGATCCAAACTTTAACTGCACTCGGTCAAGCCGCCCAACAATTTAAGAAATAATGCAAGCGCCAATCAGATTCACGTCCGCAGTACCCGGAGCCATCGCCCAGCGACAGGGCGATCAGCAGGCTCTTCAGCAGTTTTTCGACCGCAACAAGGTCGAGAAGGCAAGAATGGAGCAGATCAAAAGCCTGAAGCAGTTGGCCAAGGGCTACGGAGCCTCCGCCGCGCAGGTAGAGAGCAGTAGCTATGGCGAGCTTCAGGGCTTCGTAAAGCGGATGGAGCTGGAAAGGGCGGACAAGACGCGAGAGGAGCAGGCTAGACTTCGCGAGTTACAGATGCAGCAGGCCCAGCAGGCTATGATGTTGGCCGGCGAGAGAGCGGAGCATTTTCATCAGCAGGCGATATTCGCTTGGGAGGACAGGGAAAGGGAGAAGAAAGAAAGGCAGCGGGCAGACATTCTCGCCCGCTTTATGACTTCGAGGCCCGACCCAATCGTTCAGCCTCCGATTGACGCTGAAAAGAATATCCTCCCGCAATATCGCATCAACGTCGAGACGCCTCAACCCGCCCCAATGGAGTTAGGTCCATCCGAAAGATTCCGGCGAATCGCCAGCGATCCGAACCTCGATCCGAGAAGCAAAATGGAAGCGATGAATCGGGCCAAGGCCGAGGCTATTGCGCAGCAAAAGTTCGATTTAGAACGGCAAAAGGCTGGCATGAGCTTGACTCCGGGGGAACAAAGCCTCGACCAAGCCTTTGCTAAAAGCCTAAATGAATTTAACGAGGCGGACGTGCGAAAGGGCATGGGGCAGCTTCGCGGGGCAATAACTTCCTTAGAGAACTCAGACACGATTTCAGGTCCACTTATCAGCTTAATACCGAATGTAATTGGGGATCGAGTGCTTCCGGAAACTGCTCAAACCCGAGAAGCCATTGAAGAAGTCGTCCAGCGCAATCTTCGCCTCGTCCTTGGCGCTCAGTTTACGGAAAGGGAAGGGGAGCGTTTAATTAGCCGAGCGTACAATCCACGGCTGGATGAGAAAGAAAACATTGAGCGAGTCCAGAGATTATTCAAATCCATCGAAGATGCGATGAATGCGAAACTAAGTCAAAAAGCCTACTTCCAGAGGTATGGGACTTTAAAAGGCCATAGGGGTTTGGGAGCGGAAGCGGCATTTTGGGGGAGTCTGGGCGATTCTCCCAGTCCAGCGTCAGGCCAACCTCCAGCGGGGGGCGTGACTCCGGAAGACATCGAGGCCATGCGTCGAGAAATAGAAAGGAAAACCGCTTTGGAAGAGGCTCGAACTAATCGAGGCCGAAATTTTGAGTATGCCCAACCAGACGGCCTTTCGGGTCAATAAGCAAGGCAATGCCCACGCTGCAAGAGGAGTACGACGTTCTCGCTGGAGAGCTTCGAGGATTGAACGTCAGGCTGGATTTGCCGGAAGATGACGGCATCCCGCAAGCCCAGCCCATCGGCGCGGAGTACGATGCCCTTGCCAGAGAGCTTCGAGGATTGAACGCTAGGCTGGGCCTGCCGGAAAATGACGGCATTTCGCAAGCCTCGCCCGCAAACTCGGAGTACGAGAATCTAGTTCAACAAAACAATGCTCTGGATCAAAGACTCTCTGCCCTATTCCCGACCTTCGACGAATGGAACGCCGAGCAGGATGAACTAGACAAGCGTTCAAACTGGGAAGCGACGAAAACCTTTGCGGACAATTTCATTACCGGGGCAGGGGCTTTAGCCGAAGAAGGGGCAAAGGCAGTCAAGGAAGTGGCAACAAGCAAGGCTGGCTGGGACTCTCTCGGAGGAATCTGGGAAGTAGGCAAGCGGGATTTCGTTCGATTCGCCAAGACTATGGGCGGAGCCGCCGAGGATTGGCTTCCGACCACCGAGTCCGAAAGGTCTAGGGAATATCGCCGGGCAAAAGAAAATTTCGATTACTACCAGACTGTCAGGCCGCTCATGGTCGATGCAGTCGGGGGCGATGCCAAGAATCTAGTGTCTTTCGGTGGGCAGTTCGTTGACCCGTTTATGGCATTTCCTGTTGCCGGAGTTGCGGCAAAGGCCGGGGCAGTCGGGCTAAAAAGCGCGAGGCTCGGGCGAGCTGCGGCGGCACTCGACAAAGTCGGGGAAGTTGTGTCGCTCCCCTCGAAAGCAGTCGCCAAGGCCACTCGCAAGGGGCTGAAAGGGACGGCTTACGTTGCCGGCAAAGGTGCTGGCCTAGTCGGGGCGGCAGGAGGAGGAGTTGCCAAGCTGGCCGCACTCCCTCGAACATTAGCCTCGAAAGTCGCGCAGAAGGTCTTGCCCGAATCGGCAGCCGGAGGGGCCGGGGGAGCGTTATTGACCGGGCAACTTGTAGGCGCGGCCACTGGGGCAGTGCCATTCGCCGCCCAATTGGGAATAGGAGAAATTGCCGGCTTCATTGCCAACAGGACGGGCAAGGGAATAGAAAAGATTCTTACCACTTTAGCCGCTCCGGGCGCGCAACAAAGATTCTTGCAAAGACTCGCCCAGACGGCGGAGTCGCCTCGTATGCGTAGGCTGGCTTTGATAGCCCATCGAAAAGGGCTGACTAAAGCCGGCGACGTTGCATTCAATTCGCTGGTCAACGGGGCTTCCATAGCCAGCATAAACGGGGCGTTGGCCTACTTGTCGGGAGAATCAGCCGAAGGCATCGGGCAAGCCGCAGGGGCCGGCATGGTCATGGGCGGAGTGATGCCATTCGGCCAGCCGGGTCAGAAAGCCGGCAAAGCTCAAAGCAGTCGGGACGCCACTTCGATAAATTATCTCGAAGGCAAGCTGGCTTCCGAGCAGGTAAAAGAGTTTAGAAAGCTAGAGCCGGAAGCCCGACTAGTCGCCGCAACTGCCGAAGAGGCCGGTATTCCCATACCGAAGTTATTTTTCGTAGACTCGAAAATGTTCCTCGACCTCATGCGGCAGGACGACCCGAACGCTCGGGAAGCTCAGTCGGCCATGTACGATCCCAAGGACAAGACGATCTACGTCAACCAAGACATCAGCTCGAAATCCTCGTCTCGGGCCGTCATGCAGATGTTTACCGAGGAGCTGGGACATCATTTCATTACCGAGGCCATCAAGACCGATCCCATGTTCGGGCATCAGATTCTAGCCGAGTATAAAGCGAAGCCGGGAGAAAAGTCGCACACTTTCATATTTGAACGCGATCCGGACGGCAATCCTTTGCGGACCATCGAAATAAACGAAAAGGGCAAGAAGCTGGCGGATGCCTATAGCTCGATTTCGGACGACGTCAACGTTGGGATAGGAAACAATGCGAACACGCTGGCCCAAGAAATCGGGGCGGCTCAGTTCAGCATTATGATGGATGAAAATCCGAACCTTTTTCCGCACTTGGCCCAGCCGATCCGCCACAAGCTCGTAAACGCCTCCCAGAAGATTCTTTCTTTGATGGGGATTACCGACAAGTTCGGCAACACTTTACCTCTGAACATCGCCTCGAAGCTCAAACGCTCGCCCGCCATTCGCAATCTTTACCGCAATTACCTGAAGCAGCGGGAAATGCACATGGCCGGAAAGATCGACCTCGCGGAAAAGGGGCAGAGCATCCCGCTCAAGCGGGGGGAATCGCCCGAAGCCGGAGCCGAACGCCTGTTCGGGGCCACGGGGCTTTCCCTGAAGGACGCCAAGTCCTTCGTCATAAACAACAAGCAAATCAAGAACGAGTTGACCAAACTCAAGAATCGCTATCAAGATGAGCCGGCGGATGGTTGGAGCGTCCCTCGAAATAAAGCCGGCAACCCGCTAGGCAAGCTGATCGGCAAAGAACTGACGCCCGACATGCGAGTAATCTTTACCCGGACAAATCCGGACCCGAGGGGGAGCGTAAACATTGCCATTAACGACATACAGGCCGCGATTGCCGATAATGGCGAAGTCAACTTCCTCTATCGCTCCGGAAAGCCTAGCAAGTATAGCGATAACGAACTAAAAATTCGAGTAGTCGCCCCGGTGGGATTTGAAATCTCCGGCATGGCGGGGAAGGGGACGGCTGGCCTGTATATGCAGGGCATGGACATCGCCTACCTCAAGAACAACGTCGAGGTTCTGGTCCAAGAAGGATTCATCAAAGACCCGGACAAATTTATAGACAAAGCCCGACAAGTGGCAAAAGAGGCAAACGCCGCCGGTTCGGAAGGCCGTATCAACCCGGAAGGCAAATTCGAGAACGAACTAATTACCGTTGCCCTCGGAAACAAAGCGTCCGCCGATTTTATCAAAAATCTAAAGCTCGCCAGACTATTGGAAGAGGGCCGCTTGCAACACTCTTTCCGAATGTACCATATCGGCAGTCTCGCGGGCATAGCTTTGACCGGCAGACCCGGCATCGGATTCGACTGGTACAACGTCAAAAGGAATTACTCGCCGCACGGCAGGAACTTCATGCCCCGCCGAAAACCCAACCAGCCCGACGACACGATTCCGCTCCCATTCCCCGAGCTTCCCGGCGACATACCCGGCGAAGGCTTCGGGCGAATGATAAACGTGGACAAGACCAAGTCGGAGATGGCCGAGGCCAAGAGGCTGGCGGACGAAGCCCAGGACGGCTTTTCCAGTTCGGGCAACGTTCGCTCGAAGGATGCTTATGGCCGGGACAAGCTCTTTATGCCGGCCGCCGAGGCAGGCGCTCCGAAGGGCAAAGAAAAATGGTCCGCCGAACTTTGGCGGAAGAAAGGAACGGACTCGCCGTTCTTCCGGCGATGGTTCGGCAGGTCGAAAACGCTCGAATATCAAGGGACTGGCGGCAAAACCCCGCTCCCGTGGATTCATTATGGATCACTCGGGCATGGCGGCCCGGATAGCAGGATTCCCTCCGGAGAAATATGGGTATCGCAGCCGCAATTGAGCGAATGGACTGCACCGCATGGCTATCCGGAACGAGGGCAAGGAGCAGGGAAGGGGATGACCCAGCTATACGTCCGAGCAAATAAAATTTGGGACTGGAGGAATGACGCCCATCTAAATGCCCTGACCGATCAAATAACCGCCCACAATAAAAAGGTCGATTTCAAGGGCAGATGGTCCGCCGAAAATTACAAAAAAGAAGTCCGGAAAAGCGAAGGCAGCG